CGTAGTCCCGTCAACCTCCGCACTGTGGACAAGCCATGAGTTGATTTCGGGGAATCGTTCCTGCAGGTAAGGGCGTATATCGTTCCCGCCCATGCCTTCCTTGGCACGGTTGTAGGCAATCCGGACCATCGACGAATATAGCCTGGGCAGTTCGCCGAGGTCTATACCGTTCACTATATCCAATACGATGGTCTTTATCATACAAAAAATCCTACCCGAATGGACGAGATTCAAGTAGGATATATGGCATTGCTGCCAAAAAACTATTTAGCCAATTAAAATCTCGTCCATTTTAATAGCTTTCACATAAAGTTTATAAGTTCGTTGCCAAGCGTTTAACTCAAATGTGATACTATTTATGTAAAATTTTTTATTACATATTTGGTTTCTTTGTCAATTAGTATTTAATATCCCAATTTCTTGTGTATTTTTGCTATATTTAAACTATATCTTATATATCATTAAGGAATATGTATGAAAAATGGATTTAATAAGCTCGAAATTACCGCCATCGGTACCCTCATGTCCATGGCTCCGACCGTCGTCAAGGACACTACCGTCACCAAGTTCAAGTTGAAGATTACCGGTACTTCCGATTCCAAGGAAATGGCCGAAGTCCTCGAAAATACTTTCGGTGTCGAGGACATCAACATCCGCTTCCCGCTGGGCAGCGTAAAGGCCGACCTACGTGATTACGGTGTGTTCATCAAGGTTGATTTCGGGACCGAACTGGAACACCTGGTCACGTTCTCCGGCATTGCCAATACGGCGACCTTCACCCATACCCGCAAGAATACCGGTGATGGTGTCGAAGAGAACATGACGTGCACAATCGACGGTATCAAGAACCGCGACGAAGCGAACGATGTTCTGGAAGAATGGATCAAGCGCAAGGAAACAAATCCGCAGACCGGCAAGAAGGTGCTCATTCCTATCAAGTTGGAAATCCATTCCCTTGACGAGAACCCGGTCGTATTTACCCCGATTGCAGATACTGACGAAGATGGCGAAGATTAAGAAAGGTGGTCATTCGACCACCCTTCCCTTAAATGAACCGTCTTGTCAGTGGGTTGGTGCATAGCACAGCAACCGACAGTTTCTTTTTCTGACTGGGCCTGATACGGATGCGCTTCTTCGGAGGCACGGGGGTCTTCTGTACCGGTGCGGCAGTCTTTGGCGCCACAGGCTTCTGTGGTGTCGTTTCGTTTTGAACCTGTGGCGTTTCGGCCACAACCGGTTCGATGACATCGGGATTGATGTCGTTTTTTTCGGTTTCGGTAGTATTTTTAGTCTTGCGTGCCATAAAATGCAGTTTATATGATGCGAATGATGTAGTTTTCCTGCAGACACCTGAAAACTTAATCCTAGGAGTTAATAATGTCAGGAGAAGCTATCATTACCCTTATCGCGGTCGCCGTCATACTTGTCGTATTCGGCATTCCGCTCTACGTGGTTCGCCGCCGCAACCGCATCCAGGTTGAAGAGCCCGAACAGGAACAGGAACAACCCAGCATGGAAGTCACTCCGGTGAACGATGCCGGCCTGCAGCTCACGCAGGAACCGTCCATTACATCCGTTACAATCGCAGTGGATCCGAACCCGGTTCCCCCTGTGCAGCCAGCCCGTAGGCGTGTCGAGAAGAAAGCCACTGTTGCCCCGGTCGTTGAAAAGAAGAGTACCCGCCGCAGCAAGCCGAAGACCGACATTCCCAGCAAGGCTCTCAAGAAGGTATTGAAGAAAGTTGCCGACATGGACAAGGCCAAGCCGGTTCTTTCCAAGGAATTTGCTTCGAAGCATGTCCTCAAATTGGATGAAACGACGACCAAGACCACCAAGAGGACTACCAAGTCTACCAAGACGGCCAAGAAGTCTACTCCGAAGTCCAAGAAGAGCAAGTAAGCCATTTCCCATATACCTCACTGAGGTAGGGGGCGCCTTCGTGCGCCCCCTTTTCTATAGGCTATGTCCACCCAAAGTGTTGCTGAATAGTTCATTTCATTAAAATTTAAGGCTATGTCCACAAAAAGTGTTGCTAAATAGCGGATATTATGAATTAGACCCACTTATGTAATTCGTCATGGCCATCGTCGAAACGTTCTGCTTCTTTCCGTTCTTCTTCCTCATAATATTCTTTTTCGCACAGGTTAGAATATAGTCTTCTTAGTCTATCCGACATTATACGCCCAGTACCGCCGCAGGTTTTGCAAACAACACCTGGACTCGTTACTCCTTCGCCGTTGCAGTCAGGACAAACAGGTGTATTTGCCAGAATTTCCCTAGTTGTTGACGGTGACCATTTACCTTCATGATTTACGGTTTCTAGGTATGCATTGTATCCATCCTTGACGGCTTCAATCAACGATGTCTGCCCGGTTCTCTTTCCGAGTTTGTCGAGGAATTCAACAAACATTTTCTGCGTTGCGGTCATATCACACTCTCCAATTGACGTTATTGCTCGATACTTGACAAAGGCATTCTTGTTGGTATCATGCATTCCTTTCCGATAGTTTATATAATGTTTTGTGTCAATCTGTACATATTGTATACGATTTTACCAGCAGCAGCACTTTTGGTGGACATAGCCTTTCTATAAACTGTACCATGTAGAGGAAGAACGACATGGAACCGAGACATAGGCAATTTATCAACTCGCTTGTATCGCTTGCTAACGAGAGCAACCGACCGCTTATCGAATGCGCAATCAAGGAATACGTGGTGCTGGAAGGTGCCGGCAATTTCTTCAACCGCGCCAAGGCCCTTGCCGGAAACTTGAAAGACAAGATTGCCAGTTTCGCCAACGGTTCCAAGCAGGCCTATGCCAATACGCAGAAACCTCAGCCACAGCCACAACCCCAGCAATCGAAGGAAAGCACTTTCGGATTAAAACACCGCGAATTTACCCCGCAGCAAGAGAAGGCCAGACAGTACCTTATCGATACTGACCGCAAGACCTGGGAGAATGACTATAATCGTTTCTTGCAGGCATGTGATGACATTACCTACTTCCTGAAAACATACGGAAACCGTGAATTTAACCAGATGCGCCAGACACCTGATTTCAAGAAGGCTGAAAAACGCGGCAGCCTGATGGATGACTATATCCGTGTGAATCCACAGAAAATCAGGGACGAACACCGGACTGCCTATCGAAATATCATGGACTCGGTATGCAAGATAAGTCCGCAGCATCGTGCACTTGTCGAATCCATATTGTCAATCTATGACATTACCGAAGGTGTCACCAGGACACGGGTTATTCCTCTGTGTGAATCCAGCAACCGTGATTATGCGCTTTCCCAGTTGAAGAACGACCTGGCCATGATTGAATTGTTTGTTACTCGACACGGTATTTATCCATGGGAGAAGTTCTTGAAATCCGGTGAGTTCCGCGATGCGTACGTGAACTCCGGAACGAAGAACCCGACGGAAGAAAAGAAGCCAGTGGTTGACCCGAATATGATGGCAACCGTGCGCAATGCGTACAGTACCGGCTATGGCAGTGCGATGGAAGCGGTCGATGGAAAGATGAAGCAACTGAACAAGTATCTCGGGAAGAAACCCGACAGCGACATCAAGGATTCCAAGGGATACATCGACACTACGCGCAAGGCGTTTAACTATTTCAAGGATGCCCATATCCAGGAAGGTGCGTGGGCAGTTCACTTCACCAACGAGAAGGCATATCCGAAAATCAAGAAGAATGGATTTGCCAACGGCACGACCGTACTTGACCACCTGGCCTACACGACTATGTATGATGGTGGCAGGGGCAAGCAGGGGTGGCTGTTCGCTCTCCCGGTCGGGTGTTCGTACTTGAAGCACTATGATCTCGGGTACGGCGACTGTGCGTTCCTCATCAAGGCCGATGGCGTTATCGCCAAGCATGTCGGCGAACAGGATGATGAACTCATCTTCCGCGACAAGGATGTCATCAAGAAGATACCTTTCCGCTACGATTATGACTCCAAAAAGTGGGTTGTCGAGCCGGAAGATGGTAAAAATGAGGAATTTGACACCATCGGGCAGGTTATCGAGGCGTATCAGAACTAGTTATAAGCTGTAAGTGGTGCGGCAATTCAGCCGTACGACAACGACGGGACCTCTATCGCATGGATAACAAGTTTTGCGGGAGAGCAATCATCAGCGATCGTAATGGGCGCACGATATTCGAAAAGACGCCTGGCCAACAAAAGCTGGTCGATACCATCAATTCCAATGACATCATTTTCGTATCAGGCCCGTCGGGTACCGGCAAGACCGCCATCGCCACATGGGTTGGTATTGCCGGCATTGACGACGGAAAATACGAAAGGCTCATCCTCACGAGACCGGTAGTTACCGGCGGTGAAGAACTTGGTTTCTTGCCAGGCTCTCTGGACGAGAAGGTTGCTCCGTACATGCAGCCACTGAAAGATGCCATTGCGATGATTAAGGGATATCCGAAGCAGCACGATGTCGAGAAGGAAGTCGTGAAGCGCGAACCTTTGTCCGCAAAGGAAAAGAAGCGCATGCGTGCGAGCGCGAAGGACGTACCGGCACCGGTGGACTTCTATGACCGCGTGCGCGTGTGTCCTCTGGCTTACATCCGTGGTTCGACGTTGGCCAAGTCGTACATCGTGTGCGACGAGTTCCAGAACGTCACCCCCATGCAGATGAAGATGATGATTACCCGTCTTGGTCGGGGCTCCAAGATGATTATCTGCGGCGACCCGAACCAGTGCGACTTGCCGGGGAAAGCGACTTCCGGTTTCTCCGATGCAATCAGACTTCTGGACGGGGTCCGGGGTATCGGTTTCATCGAACTGGGCGTGGACGACATCGTTCGTCACCCGATGATGAAGGAAATCATTCTCCGCTATGAACGTCCGGGATACCGGGCAAATAGCGGGAATTTCTCCGATGAAGATGACTTCCGGAAAATTCCTTCGCACACATGGGAGCGCGACCGCGAAGGTTACGATTTCAGCGACGATGGAGAGGACGATAATATCTGCTCTCACTGCGATGGAACCGGGGTGGATTCGTTCACCGGGGATGCCTGTCCGATATGCCATGGGACCGGATACGCCCGTTAGAAAATTACAAGCAAAATATAAACTCTCTGGGTGAAAGCCAATCCCGGAGTATGGAATGTCTACACTCGAGTTCGTCACCTTAAAGATTAACATGTTGTCAACATTCATTGTTGCAATAACGGGCCTGCTGATTGCGGTGGGCACGCTCGTTAAACCATTGCGAAACTGGATAGTGGAGCAATTCACCAACAGGAAGGCGATTGCCACTGAACTCGACCTGGTGAAGGAAGCCCTTCAAGCTACATTGCGTAACCAACTTACCGAGGTTTACTATCGCTCGATTGAGCGCGGTTTTATCTATGAGAATGACCGTGAGAACTTCGAAAGGCTGAATGTCGCGTATGAAAAGCTTGGGGGCAATTCTTATATCCATACAATTCATAAGTTGATTTCGGTCATGCCGAATGAAACGACTGTTAAACAAACCAAGTCCAGCCCGCGGAAACGGGCACCGAGGAAATAGACTATGGCTACCGTGGATTGCTATCAAACAGGTGAGTACGGGTATTTCGGGGTTGAACGAGACCCTGACTATTATCGGAACCGTGGACCGATTCATCCAAGGCCCGTTCTGGAACACATGGTTGGTCGCCCGGTTGACTGGATGATGCATGTGTGCCATCCCTATTACATTCCGAACCAGCCTCCCCCTCCTCCCCCTCCGTGCTGCTGTTGTGGCCCGTTTCCACCTAACCCTCATTACCAGTGGTACTGGCCGTGGGCCCCATGGTGGAGGCCATAAAATTGCATCGTCCTGATTTCTTTCAGGAACTGGCCTCCTACGGGAGGCATTTTTTATAAACTGTCATTCGAGGTTTACTATGGATTTCAAAAAGACAATTTTTGAAGCATGTGCGGCGGTTCCCTCCATGGGTAGCGCCATTGCGGCCGCGTATGACTGCATCTTTGAGGCAAATGCTGGAACCCAGGCGACACCTGCCCAGGCATCGTCTACCCAGGTGCAGAATGGTGGCACCAGTCAAAATGATGTCGCCATCGACCCTGCCGCAATTACGGAAAATCCGGAAAGCGCCAAGATCCTGGCCGACATTGCAACTAAGGCATCCCAACAGAAACAGCAGGTCGAACAGGCCCAGAAGCAGCTTGACCAGACCACCGAGGCCGCCAAGACGACGCTCATGGAACTGGACAAGGAACATGATGCCCAGGAAACTCTCAACGAGCAAAACCAGAAGCAGATTCCTAATACCCAGGGGTAGTCAATGGTTCCGGCAATCAAGTATCTTGAATTCATGAAGGGCCTGTTCGAGGCGACCGGCGACCGCGGTGTAGTGGCCGCTGCCGAGACATTCCGCGCCCTCTGTGAAGGCAACTACTTCCGGCCACTGATGGTTCCGGATTCGATACGGCAGAATGCCGTCATCGACTGGAAGGGCTTTACCCATATTGTCCCGAGCGCTTCGAACACCTCCGGTACGTCGGCTCCCGATGTGCTTCCCGATGGCGGAAACACCATTAGTGGCCACTGTACAAGGGATATTGGTACGGAAACCCGTGAGGCGAAGTGGGAAGTTCCTGACCTGATTTCAGGTGGACAGGTGACCGGCCTCGGAAAGTACAAGACAGATGTTTTCCAGTCGGTACCCATTGAAGACATGATTAAGCGGGCACGGGCGAACCTGCCCAATCCGATGGAATGGGCTGTTTCCCTGAACCACATGCCGATGAAGTGCGGCTACTCGATAACATGCCCGAATAACCAGAACGGCGTGTATGCCGGTGACGGTGTCGGCGGTGGTTCCGATTCCGGTGGCGGTGGAGCGCCATCTTAATATGACCAAGCAATTTCTACTACTTTTAATAGCAATCATGATACTCATGGTTGCTTTTGCGTACGAGGTCGGAACGTTGGCAGTCGAGTCCGACAATATACGCATTGAACATCATGTTGAGAAGGATGGGACCTGGGTGGATACCTCGACCCCTTATGAACTACCCACCGGCAAAAGACCGGTGGGTTTCGTGAGCCACCGGTGCCAGTGACGTTTCCTGCTTCAATTGGCCACTGCTTTTTAGGTCCATAGGACGGTCATCCACAGGCGGGTCATCCGCAAGGCGTAGCGGTAATAGTACCGCGGTTTCCCCGGTTCGCGGGGTACCTTCATTATTTAGGACTCTAATCCCCTCGTCAAGGATATTGCATGCGGCGTTCGGGTCGCGGAGAATGACTGCACCGCAGTGCGGACATACCCATACCCGTTCACTAAGCCTGAGTTCCCTGTATATGCCACCGCAGTGGTTGCACATCTTCGAACTAGGAAAGAACCTTCCTACCTTCACGACCGTCCTTCCGTACCATGCGGCCTTGTACTCTATCATCCCGTTGAGGATGCCGAGTGCCTGATCCTGCAATGTTGCCGCAAGATTGTGGTTCTTCTGCATGCCCTTGATGTTGAGGGTTTCGAGACATATCACGTCGTAGTTGTCAACTATCATGCGCGATACCTGGTGGAGGAAGTTTCTCCTCCGGTTGCACAGTTTCTCATGTGCTGCGGCAAGTTTGATGCGAGCTTTCTCGCGGTTCTTGCCACCTTTGGCTTTCCTGGAATGTCTTCGTTGTAAAATCTTGATTCTTCTCTCCGACTTCTTACCGAAGTGCGGGTTCCTGATTTCCGTCCCGTCAGACAGTACGACTGTGGACTTGATACCGACATCGACACCGACGGATTTGCCGGTGCTTGCCAGTTCCTCCACCTCGACGTCGCAGCATATCGAGCAGTAGTAGTCGCCCTTCTTGCTCTTCTTCACGGTTACGTTGTAAATTTTCTTGACGTTTTCATGGTCGAACGTCTTGCCGTACCGGCACTTCACCGGACCTACCTTCGGAAGGACGATCGTATTGCCTACTATCAGCTTGTCTAAGTCCTTGTGGCACATCGCGTTGCGGTAGGATTGCCTGTCCTTCTTCGACTTGTAGTTAGGGTACTCGGTCCTGCCCTCGAAGAAGTTCTTATAGGCCTGCTTCATGTCCATGTAGGCGTTGGCAAGACCCTGCGAGTCGGCTTCTGTAAGCCACCCCCATTCCTCCTTGAACGACTTCAACTTCGGCTCGAAGCTCATGTACGTCTCCTCGTACAGGTAGGACTTCAGCTTTAGGCACTGGTTGTAAACGAACCGGCAGCAGCCGAAGGTCTTCGCGAAGAACACCTTCTGTGCCCTGTTCGGGTACAGCTTGATCTCTATGCCTTTCTTGACTATCATTCTAAAAAATCCTACCGGAACTGGTACTTCCGGTAGGATTCAATGTACGTAGGTACATCTTTAAACTCATCCACGTCGGCAAGTACCAGTTGCCTTCGTTCTACAGCTTATAAGATAGCAAAAACTCTTGTATCCGTCAAGAGCCTCTCATCTCACCCACTAAAGATGGGTGAGTTTTCCCGGCCCGACGCTATAAACTACCAGAAAAGAAACATTTTTGGACATTGCCATGAACGAAGAAATCTTTGATAGCATCTCGGACCTGCTTGCCAAGAGCGGCACGACCGTTTCCAAGAACATTGATGGCTCGATTGTAGTGTCGCTGCCGGACAGTTCGGAAAAACTCGCCGATTGTACTGACAACGGCGATGGAACCGTTTCCTACACGATGTACCTCGGTGATGGTACCGAGGAAGTCGGCAGCGGCACCCCGGAAGAGTTCAAGGAGCATGTGCTTGATGCACTGGATTCGTGGATTGACTATGTCCCGTATGACCATTCCAGTGTAGAACCTAATGTTCCGGCTGAATATCGCCATGCAATCGGCGAGAGCCGTGATGATGTCATGCGCAGGTCCCTCTTCGAAATGGGACTGGATGATGACCAGGCCGAAGCCATCATTGAAGTCGCGAATGCGCTCATGGAGGCCAGTTCGTCCGTATCCTTGACAATCGACAACATGCCATTGGAAGGAAAGAGCTTTGATGACTTGGTGGAACGAAACAAGCCGTTCCTTACCAGGAAGTGGCTTATTAAGCAGCTTAAAGACAAGAATGTGGACTTGGGTGATCTTGACTTGAAGAAGGCCGGTGTTTCCGCATTGGTGGAAAAACTTATGCCGGCACTTAGCGCCGATGAGAAGAAAAATGGCGGCAGGCCTACCAAGGCCCAGTTGAAGGATTTCGTCGAACAGTATAGGTCCGCCGCACACACGGAGACCATTCACGGCGATGATGAAGTCTTGGGTACCGCCTGGAACCAGTTCGGCAAGACTGCCAAGGACAAAACCTCCAAGACGGGTGGTAAGGCCAAGGCAACGACTGCGGTCATGGACAACGAAACCCCTATAGAGAGTGGCGAAGCCGACGATTACGATGAGGAAATCGGCTACAAGGAAGCCAATCACGGTGCCGGGGATGAGGATGAACTCAAATCCGAACAATTCATTGCCGACAACATGGGTGACACTGTATCCGTGAAGGATGCGGTCGTTACCGAGAAGAAGAACAAGAAGGGCGAGGTGGTCCAACACCTTGACGGGTTCACCGATGTCGAAGAAAACAATGTTGATACTGAAGCGGAACCGGTCGATGACGGTGATCCGATGATTAGGCTTTGGGACGGCGATGCTTCCTCGATTGGAAGGGAAGACCTGAGCGATAAGTATGACATTCCATCCGGAGCTCTTGAACAGGTTGAAAGTAGGACTAACCAACTGAAGGAATCGTTTAACGATATCCTGAAATCTATTCCTACCATACAAAGCCGTCCGGTGTCGTTCGTGATGCAGTTGCTGTTTGGCAAGGCCGGTGGTGGACTGCGCGGGACTGTCCTTCGCCTGATCAACAGCGACCAGGACACCTTGCAGAAGATCGAACGTGGAAAGGGAATCCTTGACATCTCCAAGGCGACGCCCGCACAGCGCAAAGAACTTGAAACTGCGATGAAAACCGAGACGGTTAAAAATGCCATCGCTAAAGTACAGCAGGAATTCGCTGACTATGCCGCATTCATCAGGGAAATTCTTCCGGCTGCGTATGATGAGGCATGCAACATTGAATCCGGCAGTGAACAGTCTGCGGAAGGCGATGTTTCCGAAGTCGCACCTGATTTCGTCAACATGTTCAGGACGTTCCTCTTTAACAAGAAGTGCCCGTTCGCCGGGTATCCTTGGTACGTGGTGGACAAGCTGTGCAGCAATCTCGGAAGCATCATTAAACTCGGTGAACCGACTGGTGGCAGCAGAAAGATTTCCGGTGTGCTGACTGGAAACCCCGCAACAGCCGTCGCAAAGTAAAGTTATATTTACATGACTAAAAAGACAGTTATTTCGGTAATTGTCTTTTTCGTTTGTATGATTTTTGCTACATTTACAATATGAGAAGAAAGAAAACCGTAATAAAGGGCGTTGCGATGGTTTCAGACGAAGAAGCCTGGACTCGTAATAAGCGCAGCTACAACCTAATGGACATTCAGCGCGAAGCGGAAGTCGCCAAAAGCGCACAGGCGATGAATGCAGACGAATTAAAGTATCCGAGTGATTTCTATGCCGTGATGCGACTGATGAAGCGTCATGGTGATGTCAAGCTAAGCCAGGTACTGGCTACATTCAGTCCACTCGGGTTTATCTGCCCGCAGTGTAACGGCACCGGCACGGTCAGGGAAAAGTATGCCACCGATATGCTTGCCGTCTCAACCGGATGTGCCGACTGGTCATACCGTGATGCCGAGTGCCCGCTGTGCAAGGGTACCGGGGCGGTACCCAAGAAGTTGCGACCTAAGATGGTCCAGGATGGCTGGGAAGAAGCATAAAGTTGGCACCCTCCTGCAAAGGAGGGTGTTTTTTTTATTTGCCATGTAATGTAGTTTCTTGCTGTAAAGCCATGATTTGTGCAGTTTTGGCTGCATAAAATATACGCTTCCCTATAAACTTACTGGAAAATCGTGGTAAATGGAATGCAGAAAGCAGAAACACAGAGACTGGTGACGGCACTATTCAACAACGACGACGCGGAGATCAACCGGATCGTCAGTGCCAGGCTTGAAAGCCAGTTCAAGCGCCGGGTCGAGGAGACCAGCAAGGCCGTGTTCGAAAGTATGCTGTCTGACCAGGAGCCTCAGTTTGGGTAATTCAGGGGAGTCGAAAAATGGGTGCAATAATTAACAATATGGGCATTTTCGAGACACCGGTGTTCGAGGGATCCACCGCCCATATCGCTGAGCGTATCGGTCTTGACGGTAAGCCGGTGAAGCGTCTGATAATTGAAGGTACCGCCATCGTATGCGGCGTGGTTGGTATCAATGGGCGTGATTATCCTTTGCCGATTATTCAGAGGGAAGTTGCACGTCTGAACCGTGACTATGTTGCCTACGGTCGTCTCGCCGCGGAACTCAACCATCCGCGTCTGGACGAGGAAGGCAAGCCTCGCGACTATCCTATTTTTGAAATGAACTTGAAGAAGACCTGTGCCGTCATTGAGGACCTTCACATGGAAGGTGACAAGCTCAAATGCCGCATGGTCGTTGCCGAGGATACCGATGCTGGTCATGACCTGGCTGGTCTTATTAAGGCTGGTTATCATCCGGGCTATTCTCTCCGTGGTGCCGGTGATACGGTCAAGAAGGTGAACGCGCTTACCCGTGAAGAATATGAGCAGATTGCCGACAACTACACAATGATTACCGTTGATGTGGTTGGCAACCCGAGTTTCGGTCAAAGTGCCATATTCACCGCGAGACGTGAATCCGTGGAGAAGCCGGTAAAGGTCCTCACAGAATCAATCAATTCGCTGCGCCGTGAAGTGGCATACAACAGGGCCCTGATATCCACCGGGTATCGCAGCTATAACCGTGAATCGCTCATTGGGTACCTGAGCCAGATGAGATAGGGATAATATGGTGCTGGAAAAGATATTGACAGAAGCTGAGATTGGCTCATTGCCAGAAGGTATTGCAGCCAAAATCGAGTCGGACTACCAGTCGAGGTTGGAGGCCGGTGTCAAGGCAGAATCTAAAAAGACTGCCGAGAAGTTCTCCAAATTACTTGAATCCGTTAACAACAAAGTTGAAGATAAAATCAACGCAGCAGTAGAGTCGTGCATAACAAACATGCAGACCGATGCTATCAATACCAAGATGTATGCGGCTTTGAAAGGCGTTGCCGCTATTCTTGAAAACTCTCTTGGTGTTGATGGATTTGGCGATACGCAGACTGTTAAGGAATTGAAGCGTGAATTGGCCAAGGTCAATCTTGAATTGAAAGAGAATTACGTTAAGCATGAGGAACTTACTGACCGTCTCAATAAGGCCAATGCTGAAAAGAAAGTTCTCAATCTTTGTCAGGGTCTTGACCCCAATACGGTCAACAGTGTCCTCGACCATTTCCGTGGCCATGACGAACGTGAAATCACCAAGGAAACCGTCACCGCGTTCATCAACTCTCATCTTATCGATGACCAGAATGGCTTTGTCCTCGATGTCGATCCTGATCCGAACGATATCAACATGGACAAGATCCGCAATGCCATCAAGGATGCCGACGATTTCCAGTTGGATTTCAATGGTAACGATGACCCTGCCCAGCAGAAGCAGACAGCCGCACAGCGCAACTTTGTCGAATCGGTTGGCCGTGGCCTGAAACCGCAGAAAATTGGGCTCCAGGGCACGACTGTCACTCTCGAATCCATTCGTGGGGAGAATGCCGAACCGGCTGACGACGTTGGACTTGCCATGAAGCAGATGGCTGCCTACGACGAACTGGGCATCGGTGGCCGTTTCGGGTAGTTAGCTGTTAATGAAAATGCTAACAAAATTTAACTAAACATACTTAAATCTGCTAATGGAAATAATGTATATTTAGTTATGCCTAGTTTGATATGCCGACCGTGTTAAGGCTCTTCAGCAATGGAGTAGGACTAGGCAAGTCAGCCGTATTGCTTGATGCATATTAGGAATATCGCGTAGATATGGCTGATTAAGTGCCGTTACGGCCTACCCAGTGATGGGCAAGGTAGGAAATCACATAGGTCTATCTCTTGGTAGATTTAGGTAGGTTTCGGATAACGGTAAAAGTGTCATAAATTGACAAATTAGGCGGCATTCGTGCCGCCTTTCTTGTTTGGCAACAAAGAGATAGTTTTCCCCTGGATACGGTATCGTCCTTTGGGACGGTTATAAACTGTAGAAGAGGTATTTATGCGTTCTCAGAGAGATTACAACCAGCCGCAGCAACAGCCCGGTCTCGTTATTCCGGGAATGGGTCCCGGTTCCATGCCACCGGCACAGCCAGGTTTCCCTCCCCAGCAGATGACGATGCCCGGCGGAAATTATGCGCCAAATCCTTACCCATACAACCAGATGGGTGCTGAATTTGGTGGTCCTGGGTATGTGCAGGGGAACTTCCCTCAACAGCAACAGCAGCCGAACCAGGGTGGATGGGTTTCTCCGGGATACCGAGATCCTAATTCCATTTCCGATGTTATGGACTCTGCCCAGGCCGATGCGGCAGTGGACAAGTATGATGCGCTCATCAACCAGTTGAACGGTATCGACCCTGAACTTTCCGAGGTCAGGGCCGGCGGTGCTGTCGTCACGAAGAGTGTCGATGCCACCTACCATGAAATGCTCCGTGTCATCAAGCTTCTGGAATTCCCGGAAGAATGGATTCCGCCTACCCGCGCAAAGTACGTCGAGTCCGTTCGTGCCGGTGGTAAGCCAATCGTTGACAAGTTGAAGAACTATGCAGTCCAGATTGCCAAGCTGAGGTAACTTAATGTTCGGCCTTTCCCCGAGTGTATTCAATGTCAAGTCGTTTGCCCAGGTGGGCATTCTTACTGTGCTGGACGAAAACGACGGCATCACCATAACTGCTGCCGGCATTGATTCCGATGACCCCGAAATCTATGACCGGTTTGATATTGAGTACCTGCCGCGATATGGCGGTATCGACGAATCGTGGAACGTGGTGTGGAAAGGTGAGGAAACCGTATCCGGCATGGTCCGGTATGATGTTCCGGTCTACATTGAGTATGTAAACGAATATGGCGACCGCGATAACTGGAAGGGAACCTTTACGGTGTATGGCAAGGGCGCCAATGTCAAGAAGCCCATCGTCCAGTATATCAACAATATCGCGACCAAGGTCGGTACGACCGAGTACGTCACCATTTATGGTCACGATTTCAATGATGACCTCGTGGTGTTCCTGGACAGGCCCGACGGTACCTGTGTTTCCCTTTCCGGGAAGGACCTTTATCGTACTTACGGGAAAGCCGGTGGATACGATACGATTTCGTTCATCTTCGGAAAACCGTTTGTCGCCCTGGATTCGACCTGTTCGGAAATTTGCGGAACGTATGCAGTAAACCTCGGATATGGCGAATGCGGTGCAAACAGTATTGAGGCCGGCTCCGCCGATTTCACGACAGCATGGGATAACAACCTGTATCTCATCAGGTACCGTTTCGACAGCACGAACAAGGAATTGAGTGAACAGACACCGGGCGGCTCGATGACTACTGTCGATCCGAAATGCTTCTATTCCACCGACATCGAACTGGTGAAGGATGATTATGAATCCGATAGCAAGTCCCCGTCTGGCGGTGGTGTGACCAGTTCCCTCGGGAGCAACATTTATTTCCGCATCAAGCCCGGTACCGATTGCACCAAGCTCGCATATTACCGTGTAAAACTCAAATACTCCCGAAACCTCCCGAAACGCGCCGGGGAATTGACCCTTGACGGCATTGCCCTGTCCGAGGGTGACCTGGTATGGCTGGACAAGCAGTTTGATGGTGGCAACGGTCTGTGGATTGTGCAGAGTGGCGATTGGATTGGCCTCAAATCTTACCTTGATGGCCAGTCCGGTTACGATGAGTATTACAACCCATGCCAACGTCCTGAACAGGAACCGTTGCCGGTAGATTCTAACATCATCGCCGACCTTGGTGTGCATGTGAAGGATACGGTCACGGTCACATGCGACAGCGATGTCCCCGCCGAAAAGCGCTATGGTACACAGAAGATTTGCAATACTATTGTCCGTCCGGGTGATACGGTCCTCCTGACCAATCAGAGTGATGGTGCAAATGGCCTATGGGAAGTGACCTGCGCCGAATGGATACAGCGTACTGAGAATGTCCCTGCCCACAGTGGCACGAGCATTTCGGGTGATGATTTCGTGGTGGTGCAGAACGACATTGATTTCTGTACATGTCAGCACAACGGTAAGAACATCTTCCATATCTGGTATTACTACCTGAATGGCGCCTGTTACCTTGCACGCGCAAGCCGTACCGTCAAGATTACGTGCGGATTGAAAGGCAGTCTGTTCCCGTCCCAGGGTGTTGACGTTACTGACTACAAGATTACTGCGGAAGCCAATTCGGATCTTGTGACTGATAGCCACCGCACCGCCGGTGATCCGGTCAAGGAAACCTGCATGGAGGAAGTCGAGAACTACGATGCCGACCACCGGGTGGACATCAAGGACAACCGATACGGGTGTGGTACCGAAGTCATCGTTGCTCCCAATGGCATGAAGATATGCCGGTGCGAGCATGTGTACAACATCGACAAGGAGACCGCGTTCTCGACCAGGGACCGTAACGGGTTCAGTATTGTATTCTGGCAGTATGACGAGGAAAAGGAACGCTGGCACCTTTATGCCTACATAGGCGCCGGTCGATATGACCTTGGGATGAATTACTACGTGTATCACCTCTGCACCAACGGAATTGCGGGTGAAGAAGATGTTGATGAAAATGTGGAAGTCGGCCTGCTTGGGGAAGACGGTCGTCCGTTGGACGAAACTACCCATGATGCCTGGTTTGTAAACCATGGCGGAAAGCTGGCCGAAGGCTTTGGCCTGTTCGATGATACGTGGAATTTCAAGCTAGTGGACGAGGAAAGCGACGAGGTCTCGTATAGTCATGTGCTGAACGAGAAGACCCTGTATTCCATGTGGTCCATCAAGTGCACCACTACCATGTGTGGCACCAGGGTTTACCGTGATGGTTCCATCCTGAGAACGACCTGCGAGGACATGGGCGATGTCGAGAAGACCGGTTCGGTCATGGTCGATGTCATTCCTACTCCCGACACCTGGGGCTTCAAGTTCTACAACGAGGCCCTATCCAAGGGGCGCCTCTGCAACATTTGGAACTCCATGACGCATTAGGGAATAGTTTTTCCTGTGGATAGAAGTCAAAGGATTTTTTACAATGAGCCAAGATAACAAGGTTACGCACTACTCGTCCAAGGTGAAGGCAAGCATGCCCACGAAGATGCAGCCGGAATTTGATGAGAACGGAAACCAGACCGAACTCTCCATGCTGTATGGCACAATCGACAAGGCGTACCTCACGAAGCTCCTTGTTGAACATCGCGAGAAGATGCTCCCGTACAAGGCCCTCTGCAAGGAAGTCGGTAAGGAAAAGGCGAAGGAAATACCGCGCCCGGTGATGGATCCTCGCCTCGCCAGGATTATCCAGATTGTCATCGAGAAGACATTGGGTTCCGCCCGTTTCTCGGGATATACTCCGGAATGGAAGGAAGAGTTCAGGGGGCACGCCTTGCTGCTTGCCTTGAACTACATCCACAACTATGACCCGTCCAAGACGAAGACTGCAAAGAGCAACGACCCGTACAACTACATCCGCCGCTGTGTGAAGTGCGCGTTCTTTCAGAAGTGGGAGATGCTAAACAAGCGCAGCGAAATGGTTCAGTTCGTGCCGCTTGACGAGGGTATCTTGCACTCCTGTATCGCATTCGACCAGTATGCGGGCATGGTGAAGCGCGAGAAGCAGCGTCGCCACTGGGGTGCATCCGCGAATGCCGGTCTTACCGGGGATACAATCGACGAGGCCATCCAGAAGGTCGAGAAGCTGGACAAGGATGTTGAAGACGATAATGTCCTTCCCGAGGATATGGAAACCATATAAACTTACGACGTAAAGATTTAGCTTCGTAGGTGTCCAAATGGGAATCAGAGTAAACAACGGTGATGCAGTAGGGATGATTGGTAACAATTTCGATACCCATCCGGACTATCGTCATGACCTCTTCTTGCAGGTCCAGCAGCTGGCGCGTGGCGTCGGTGATGTTACTAGCGGCAAGGCCGACGACTTTCTTGAACGTGCCTACGAGCAGAATTGGTGGCACACCGAGGACAAGTTGGCCGAGGTGCAGGACAAGTTCCAGGAAGATGACATGATTAACAATACTCCGGGGCGTGGCGTCAAGAACTATCGCCGCATGGAGTACGACATCATCAAGAACCCCAATGGCAAGGGTGCCGAACCTGACCGCAAGGCTGCTGAGGAAAAGGGCCTCCTTTCCAAGGAGGAACTGCTTGAACGCCTCAAATCCAAGAAGTGGACGATCTGTACGACCGCAAGCGCAGTCAGTAGCACCCCGATTACCCAGAAGGATTACGACGGGCAAATCAAGCTCCGCTAAGTTTCAACTTGAAACAATTCATGAAAAAGTGTCGATTTTATTCAAAAATCGGCACTTTTTATAATTGGCACGCATTTTGCAATAGTACCATCGAAAAACAAAAGGATTAACAAAGGAGTTAACAATGTCCAAAGAATTAGGTATTTTCCCGTTTGGTTCTTTCTTCGGAAAGGGTTTAGGTGACTGGATGAACGATCTCGCCGGTAATGGTGCGGTCGGCAACATCGCCTGCTACAAGACCGAGACCGAGACAGGGACCACGTTCATGTTCGATATGCCGGGTGTCCAGAAGGATGCCATTGACATCGGGTTCGATGACAACGGTCGCATCTTGACCGTAAGCGCCGTGCGTAAGTTCGACGATACCGAGGTGAAGATGAAGGCTCGCGTTGCGGTTCCCGAAAAGGCCGACTCGACCGGCGATGTCAAGTGCGCGTTGAAGGATGGTGTGTTGACCGTTACGGTCCCGTTGAAGAAGGAATCCCAGCCCCGCAAGCTGATGATTGAATAATCTTCTGGCGAACAATTATGGCCGTCCATCCGGGCGGCCTTTTTGATTTCCTTAGGAATTTGCGTACTTTTCGAGCTTTTGTTTCAGTCTTGCTTTCAGAGGCGCCTTATCGACCTGTTCGATGGCCTCGCGGAGTGCCTGAACGAAGTCTTTCTTAGGGGTATCCCCGCGTGCTTCTTCGATGACTTGCATCGGGGTCTTTTCCTTTTCTTCCTGTTTCGGGGCTTCCTTGGTCTCCTGCTTCGGTTCTTCTTTCTTCTCGTCTTCCAGGCCGTACTTGCAGTGGCCGTTGCAGTCGGGATCGCCGCAGGGGCAGTCGCCGGTTGCCTCGATAATCACCGTCTTCATGCCGGTGATGACACTTTCCAGTACGACACGGTCCTTGATCGATGCCTTTGCTTCCTTAAAATACCTATCAAGTTCTTCTTTCATCGGGGGTACCTCGCCATAGACTTATAGGTTCGGCCCATTAAAACATATAAATCTATCGCTGAAATGACGCCGTTCTACTATGTAAGAGAAATCGAGAAGCTGCTTGTCGCCATCTACGACATGTTCGACAACCTGCGCGTGAACAAGTACACTGACATGAACCGCACCGAGTATGCGGATACGGTCAGGGTCAAGCTCGTGACGCACTATTCGGACGACTTCGCCAACTGGTTGAGCTCCACAATGAGCAAGCAGCAGCTGCAGGTCCTGCCGGTCGCGGGACTGCGTTTTACCGGTACATCGAAAGATGACAGCAACCTGGTCCAGCCGACATACGCGAGGGAAATCTATTCCAGGCGCAACGACTTCTGGATTAGGGACATCCAGCCGAAACCTACTGTGTTCAGGTTCGAGCTTACCGTCCTTTCCAGCAATTTCTCCGACTTCGCCCAGTTGAAGGAAAACATTGAACCTTACTTCAACGATTACAGAACGGTCCGCCTGAAAGAATTTGACTTTGCGCCCGAGATTGAACAGCCGGTTCCAATCTTCCTGGCCAGCGTGAACGACAGTCTTGAAGACGAAACCGACAATACCGGTTCAAAGTTCCAGCAGTACAAGACTACCTACCAGCTTGAAGCGCACGGCCTGATGCACAAGCCGTACGCGCTTCCTGCAGAAATCCGCTATGCCGAGATGAACTTCATCGTGAACAAGCAGTACAACGATGTCGAGCAGATCCTGGTGTACCCGGACGAGATTGCCAAGCAGAAGCGCCGCGCATGGGAAACCGTGGAGCCGTCCATCAGGGAAGGATATTCCCTGTTGAAGACATTTGCCAAGACCCTCGTCCGGCGCGGTGAGGTTGATGGCGAGGAATACTGGGCAGACGAGACCATCAGGTACGCCATGCTCACATACAACGAGATTAGCGGAGTTGATACTACCGGCAACAATATCGGTACCAACCCAATCTTGAAAGGATACCAGAGGGACGAGAACGGCGAATACGTCCTCGATGCTGATGGTGACCGCATTCCGATTTACGACTGGGAACAGGTCATTGTCGATGACATCGAGCGTCCTGCCGAGGTGCCGTCTTTCGACCTTATCCATCTCACGTTTGATGAAGACAGCGCAGTCGCAACCGACATGAGCGGTCTAGGCCGAGACTTCGTTGCAGTGAATGACGATACCCGTAAGTTCATTCCCGGGCTTTCTCCGGGAAACGGAACGAATACCGATGGTGGTTATGTATATGATACACCGACCGGTGACGATTCCAGGCTTTATTGGTCCCAGATTTTGAACTGGTTCGGTGATAACAAGGAAGGCACAATCGAGAGCCCGTATACATTCAAGGCGACATTGCAGTTCCAGGAGAGTGTTCCTGGAGACACGCTGTTCCAGTACCTGTACAACCCGGATGACGTGACCCTTGAAGACGGCACGGTAATACCTGCTGAAAGCGTATGGTTCGACTGGGGCGTGATGGACAGCAAGCTGTATTTCACCTATCACACCACGACCCAGAGTCGGACGTTCGAGACGGAGACATTTGAGTTCGACAACCAGATGATTTATTCGTTCTACTTCGTGCTGTATGGCCATGGCAAGCGGGGCATCTTCGGCGTGAAGACCAACCTCAATGATACCATGGTTGCATTGAAGACGGTGGAGGTTGAACAATGACCGTTGCTGAAATGATTGAGCAGCAGCGCAGGAAGTGTGAGGCCGACAAACAGGCCAGGCTGAAACGGGCGCATGCCCCAAAGCCAAGTACGCCCCCTCCTGCCCCGAAGAAGATGAGTGCGGCTGAACGTGAGCGTGCGTTCATTGAAGATCGGACTTATGATGGCAAGCCACCCGAGGGCGGAATGGCCAGGACTATCCGTAAGGAAAGCCCGGATGAATACGTTGCCCGCGACGGAACGCGCACCTTTGTCCCATGGCGCTATGTGGCCATGCAGGACCTTGAACTACCGGATAATGGCAATCCATATCGGAAGCCGTCCCAGGATGATAACGTGAAGAAGCCGCTTGACCCTTGGGGTCGCCCGTCTGGATACGTGGGTTCGGCTGCAGGTCCCGGTGGTATTTCGCCGGAATATGACCCATGGTCAATTTCCGGCAACGTGCCATCCTCCCAGGGTGGACAGGCTGCCGGGTGGGATGACTGGCTTGCACCGGCTCCGATGCAACCTCCAATGCAACAAGGGGCTGCCCCGGCACAAAATGGCGGATGGGATTCATGGATGGCACCTACCCCGGCACCGCAGGCACCTACCGAGCAGCAACCGACAGTTGATACCAATGGCACGTTGGACATCATGCGAAACATGAGGCCATAAGGAACTAATTTTAATACAAAAAGGAAGACACTAAAATGGGAATGAGCATCCAAGAAATTCTTGCTGCCCAGCAGAGGGCGGCCAAAGCAACATGCAAGTACAAGGCGCCTGTTGTGAGAAAGCCGGTATCTAAGCCGGCACCCTCTTCTGTCCAGGATCTGTTGAAGGCACAGCAGGCTACCGCAAACGCCACTCGCAAGGTTATCGTACCGCCGTCCCCGGCTGCACAGGCAAGGACCGCAAGCGTGGCTGAATTGATTGAACGCCAGCGCATTACCGCTGCTGCCCAGAAGGCTCCTACGTCGGGAGTGAGCCCGGTTCTTTCTGCCAACCAGAAGGCCGTCATCGATTCTATCCGCGAGCGGTACAAGACGTTCCTTGCCAAGCTGGACAAGGAACTTGAAGGACAGGAATTGTTCATGCCTCCTCCGGCGCCCGCACCGGTTGAAGAAAAGCCCGCCGAACCGATCTTCACCCCCAACATTCCCGCAAGCGAAAACCTCGTGGTCGAAGCTGCTGAGGCACCGGCTGGTGTGAACGGAATTTCCGTCGGTGAAGAGCTGGGTGGCCAGGTTGCCATTACGGCCCGCCCGAAGCGCAAGCGCAAGGCAAAGGTCGTGAATCAGGGAAGCGAGGCGACTGCCGAAACGCCGGCAGTGGAAGCATAATGCCCACACTTATATTTATTGCGGCGGTGGTTATTGCCGGGGCTATCTTCTTCAATCACAATGATTGGGGTAGCTTCCGGTAGGCCTCTCGCTATAAACTGCCGATGTATAAAAGAGGTTCACTATGAATTCCGTTAGTAAAAAAATCCTTACCGAAGCAGCCACCAAGATTACGGGCGATCCAATGGTTGCAAAGCGTGTCGCCCTCATGGTTGCTCGTATGGAAGCTGCCGATGGAAAGGGTGAAACCTTCTCTACCGTGAAAGAGCTCGCCAACTGGCTGCTCGATGAATCGAACGGGCTCAACAAGATGCACTGGGGAGTGGATAAGATGAACAAGCACACTCTCCTCGAAGAAGCATACGACCTTTGCCGCGACACCGGCGACAAGCTGGCGGAAACCTATGTTTCCCTTACCGGAAAGCCGGCTGCCGATGTGAAGGTCGATGACGAGACCGTCATTGCCAAGCTCAAAGAACTCCAGTCCCGCATGGGCGATGCCGTGTCCAAGAACGGTAAGTTCCCGGAAGGGTTGAAGAACATTTTTGCCGATTTTGATGAGAAAATTACCGGCATTCTTTACAAGTACCAGCAGTTCAACGGATAATTTGTAGCCACTGCGGCATTTTCGTATTATATTTCATCAGAGGTACCTCGATGAAGATGACCGATATCATGGCTGCCCAGAAGGAAGAGATGCTCCGACACAAGTGGATTGAGTCGGAAAAAGCCGGCCATGACCTCGGTGATTCCGTTATGGTCCAGTGGACCAAGGAACATGGTGCCGGATGGCGCTACAATTTCAATCTCGAACATCTTATGGAACTTCCCGAGGGTGACCACGCCATCTACTTCGGTATTTTCCTTGATGACACCTCAAAGAAAATTCTCATCGACACTATGTCCAAGTTCGTCCCGTCCGGCTGGGATTTCAAGTGCGACAGATGCACCTTGGCGTTCGGCAATCCGGACGACCACCCCGATGTTAAGGAATACATCGCGGCAAACTTGGGCAACAAGGTAAAACTGAAAGTCGTTTCAATCGGCGTAGCGGTCGAGGTATTTGCCGTAGGCGTTACCGGCGACTTCAAGTCCACTATTGAACGGCCGCACATCCCAGTTGCAGTGCCGCCCGGTGGCCATTCAAAGAATTCAAACTTTATCAAGACGTGGAAGGACTATGCGCCAAAATTTGAACTCACTGGCACTGTCGATACCTTCCCTCGAATGTTCGCATGACAAGAGAAATTATAACAGAAAAATTCAATGAGAATTTCGACAATGAGTACGTCTCGCGCGACTTCCCCCTGATATCGGCCATGTGTGCCAAGAATGATTACACTGGTTGCTACATCCTGAAATTGGTCACCGGTGAAGGCGTTGTCGCGATGGCCATCGTCGATCCGGACGGCTATCCGTTGAACACGAAACTATGCGCGTTCGAGGTCAGGCACGATTGCCGTCACAAGGGGTACGGCAAGGAACTCCTGCAATACATCCTAATCAACTATGATGATGTGCGTGCCGTTGTACTTAGAGAAGCACTCGGGTTTTACCGCAAGTGCTTCTTCAAGGTAATCGATGATAACGGTGGACAGGTGGTCACGGTCGAGGCTATTGCCTAGGTTTTCCAATAGGATACTTCTGGGCCATTTCTTTCGTGGTCAGGTACATCAGTTTCTCGAAATCGTTCATGTTGTTGAACTTGATAATTTCCTTTTCCAATAGCGGGTTGAATTTCCTGATGTGCTGCCATTGCTGCTCATCGCGCATGGCCTTTGCTGGATTTCCCTGTGCGATGATTGGCTGGATGAAGCATCCGGTCGGGTGCTTGGGACGGGCCTCGGTCTCGACGGTGGCATCGTTGTAGGACGGATCGATGCAAAGGGCGGGCTCGCGGTCGAACGCGATGTCGGCAAGCTGCATGATGAATTCGGCAAACTCGTACCCGACAAGGTTCCCGAGGGACCTCATGGCGACTTCGGTGTCATCGCCGGCAACCTCGAATATGCGGATGATGGCATCCGTCAGGTCCGGGTTGTTCGTTGTCTTGAATACGCTGGTGCGCAGTAGCTCGATTGGTTCCATGACGGAAAGTTTATAAACTGATGGCATGGACGCCAAGTATATCACACGCGATGACATGGTCCGCCGTATCATTTCCAGGATGGGTGGCCAGTGTCAGGAAATTGAAATGGTCGTGGAGGAAGACCGCGGTCTCGGCCATGTCCACATGGCTATCGAGGACACCGAGGACTTCTTCTACCGTTATTGTGTGGACGAGGCCCAGTATATCGACCTCATGGTCCTGCATCTTCTACCGGGTGTCATGGAATACCGTGTACCGGACAACGTGGTCAACGTTATCGAGGTAAACCCCAGTTACGGTAATACCTTCTCCCCGATGATGGCCTGGGACGTGGGTCCCGGCGAATCCCTTATGGGTGTCGGTGGCGCCGGCCTTGGTGGCCTGGGACAGTTCGACCTCATCACCTACTCCGGCGCGTTGCGCTACTTGCAGGATGTCAAGAAGCTGGTCGGTACCCAGTATCACATCAAGTTCCACCCGACGGACCACCTCCTGAGGATCTACCCGACCCCGAGGTCCAGGACGAAC